ACTTAGATTTTGATAAGAAATTTCAATATTAGCATTATTACTACTAACATTGATTATACTCATTCTTGCTTTGTAATCAGTTGTATCAAATCTAAATTCAAGGCCGAGCTCTTTTATACTGTTACCAACTATAGTTGTAACAGCATTGTGGAATTCATCGATTAGCAACAATGAAAATGCAGCAGATATATAAATATTTCTAATTACTACAAGTCCTGCACATATTCCTAATTCGTAAGATTCATTACTTTCTAATATTATATTTTTATAATCAAAGGCTTTTTTCAAGTAATTAACCCCTATCAGTTCTCCCAGAAGCATTTTTTGTGGTTTATTTTGTAAATACAGAAGATTTTTTTAACTTTAAAACAAAAAGTTGAGTATGTTAGAGAAGATCAGATACCGTTTGGTTTATAACCGACAAAACAGACTAAATCGACAGGGAACCGCATTAGTACAGATTGAAGCCTATCTTAACCAGCGGAAATCATATTTTAAAACAAACATCTATCTCAAGCCGGAGTGTTGGAGCAAGGATGGTGCCCAAGTTATCAACCATCCGCAGTCAAATGAACTTAACGCAATGCTATACGAAAAAATACTGGAGTTGCAGGCTATAGAACTTAGCTATTGGAAAAGAGGGCTTGAATCAAACCTTTCCACGTTAAAGGAGGCTGTAAAAAAGGGAATTAAACCAGTTGTGTCGTTTTTAAAGTTTGCGATACAAACGATAGAGAATTCAGATAGGAAACCGGGAACCAAGGATAACATGCTGGGCACGGTAGCCACTTTGAAGGAATTCCGGAACGTGATAGAGTTTACTGATATAAATTATACGTTTTTGAAAGAGTTTGACGCATTTTTGCGAAACAAGAATCTGAAAGTAAACACAGTCGGAAAACACATGAGAATACTGCGTACCTTGGTCAACGAAGCAATAAACGAAGGTTATATATTACAGGAGGCATACCCTTTCCGTAAGTTCAAGATCAAGAAAGAGAAGAAGGAACATAACTTCTTGATGCCCGCAGACTTGGAGAAGCTGGAGAATCTTGAACTGCCGGACAGGAAGAACAACAGCCGGCACATACTGGACGCATTTCTCTTCTGCTGCTATTGCGGATTGAGATTCTCTGATTTCAAGCAATTGACTTATAAAAATCTCGTAACAGTTGATGGAAAGGAATGGCTAGTTATGAATAGCATCAAAACAGGCGTAAAACTCAATATTCCGCTATATCTGCTGTTTAACGGGAAGGCTCTGGGTATAATGCGGAAATACGACAGCATCGAACAACTGGCTGCATTAGGTTGCAATTCGGACACTAATCGGACATTGCAGAAATTGGGAAGGATGGCGCATATCAGCAAGAAATTTACCTACCATACAAGTCGTCATACTTGTGCTACTCTGTTGGTACATCAAGGCGTTCCGATAACCACCGTCCAAAAACTCTTGGGGCATACATCGGTCAAGACAACAGAGATATATTCCGAGGTGTTTGATGAAACGATCATCAAGGATCTGACAAGGGCTAACCAGAAGTATTCTAAACGTAGAAATGTAAAACAAAATCAAATAAAATCTCAAAAATCCCCGGAAAAATACATCAGGCAGTAGAAATCTATAAAAGCTATCTGTTTTATACTTGTTTTTCCGATCCCATTCCATAAAATTCGTTTCCTGTCAATAAAAATACAAACTCGCCAGTCTTGCCGTTCTATTAATTCTCTTCATTCATCTTGCAAGTAAAAAATATTGCATTAATGGCAATTTTTTAAGAAGATTGGTTTTTGTTTCAAAATTGGCTCCTTATAACTAATTAATATAATTTTCTTTTTGTATGTCGTTTTAGAATTGATATCTTTGCTATTATCTTCAAAGTCTGAGCAAACGATATATAGGATATTGGACAGCAATGATGTGCCAAGACGTCCCAAGGTTAGAGGTGTAAGAAAAATATTTGTCACGATAGAGGAGGATGTAGCTGCTATCTTAGATAAGGAGCAATCGGTATCATTATATGTCAATGAGGCTATAAGATTCTATCACAGTAACCGGCATTAATTGCCGGTTATTTTTTTATTAAAACTATATTTAAAATCACGTTTTGAATCGTGTTGTTTAGATAAATTAAAGTCATATCATTTCGCAATACCCTAAAAATACCCATGAGAAAAAAAATCTTAAAAATATACCAATACTTTTTGTATAACACCCGATGTTTTTTTATTAAAGCTTTGATATATCTTAAAAATATACCAATTATATATTATATTTTTTCGACACATAATAAGCCAAGGAGGCGACAGAATAAATTGCAGCGCAATCATCTGAACCATTATAATCCAATATCCCATCCATAAACTCATTGTATTGCGGGATCTCATCATAGTCTGCACGAAACATCACATTATTTTTGATAAAATCCAGAAAAGCAGATACCCTAGCATCTGTTCCCATATTTTTATGCATAATTCTGACATCATATCTATCCCTTAAGCCCCGTGCTATGGGGAAATAATTTTTCTCACTTTCAAACAACACTTCCACAGGAGATATGCCCTCTAAAAATGACAGGAGAACAGTCTCATCAAATGATCCTGTATATGTCACATTATCTATATATATTCCCTCATTTACATAGCACGAAACGATAATGAACTTTCCGGCATATTCGGGAAGAACATATACAAGTCTTGTCCCCTGAATATTTTTAGACATATCAAAATATCTCATATCTTTATTTTCCTGTTTAATTTTACTTCGTTTCCTTTTCAAAGAGAAACGAGTATATTCATCCTTGAATACCCATACAGTAATATATCGCAGACAATCCACCAAGTGACCGTATCTCTCATAAGACTGTCCTGTAATCTTATCCTTTACTCTTTTTTTCAGCACCCCTCCATTAACGTCCTTCTTGGCATTGTTATAATCGACTATCGAGTTTTTACATCCATCATCTACCGAAAATGACATACCCGAGCCTCCATCGAGCATGTAGTTTACAAATTCACCTGACATCGGTACGGACGGGTTAGAAGCCGGTATCCTCTCCTCAACATGGTAATCGCTTTCCAGCCCTTCCACGAACTTATCAAGAAACGATCTCTTCTCTTCGTCTATAGTGTTCCCGTTTTTTGTCGAAGCATCTCCGTACAGATACAGCATATCATTATACCTTATTGATTTCAGGTAATCTCCCGCCATTTTTGAAGCCTGTGTTACCGTGTTGAACGGATCACTGGCGCATATCTCGTTAAACTGCCTTATACTACTTCCATCCACCTGGAAAAATGATATTGAAATATAAGGGAGCACATTGTTATCAATTGATATATGAACCGGCATCCCTTTAATGTAGTGTGTCGTTTTTATGTGTTTGTTTGAATCAAATGCATACAGGAACTCTCCTCCTGTCTTAATGCTTCCCCATTCTCCCAATGCGTATACCCTGTAGTAATTATAATCATGATCCTTGTACCATTGGTAATTAGATATCGTCTGTCTGTCATAGTATCCATACTTCCCGTCCGGAGAACCTACTACCCAGAAGTTGTTCTTATACGAAGAATGCAGCTCTACCGTATCCGATGGATATCTTTCCATTTTTCCCGTACGCTCATTAGCTATCATTCTAGATTTATTATATCTCTTTCCTAATATCCGGCTATAATCCTTAGGTAATAAACTCCTTTTTATCGGATATCTTACTTTCCCGTACAAATCATTCGGATGCTCATCCCACTCGTATGTATCAAGGATCTTGGTTTTTATCCACGAGTCCTCTGATACTGGATTAAAGTTGCATATAATCTGTAGGCCCTCCTTTCCTCGTAGGCGGAAACGTATTTGTGTGAAATCCTCATATTCAAACTCAGTGGCCTCTTCCATCACTATCCAGCGATATCCTGTGATAGACTTTATCTTCTCGGGATCGTCCAATCCTGTAAAATCGATTTTGCAACCATTTATACAGGTTATATTATTTTCCTTTGGAGCGAAAAACTGACTCAATTGAAGAGCTTTCATTTGGGTCTTAAACTCTTCATATACCGTATTCTTAAGACTGGCTCCAACTTTTCTCACAACGAGAGCCGAACCCTCTCCGGAGAATACAGACAACAACACGGATTGTGTCGTAGATACAGATTTCCCTGATGAGGAACCACCTCTGTTTATAATATACCGGATATCCTTGTCATGCATCGCCTCACGGATATGCCAAAACAGGGGATTAAACAATTTATACGAGAACACCATCTCTATCATTGCTCGTCCCCAATTATCATGCGCACATTGGTACTGACATCACTTTTTACTGGAGCATCCCATCCAAGCATCTTGCTTATCTGTGTAATGGCGGCTATTTTGCTATATAGTCGTATCTCTACTCCATATTGAGTATTCTTAATCGATTGGATGCAACATCGGACTGGTTTTGGTATATCATCAAGAGAACGGACAATAAACGTATCTTTACCTTTTAATTGAAGATCTATAGGGTCTACATTTACCACATTTGTAAGGAAGCGCAATGCATCTTCCTTCTTCATATCAGACTTTTTTAAGATATCAGCCTGCAATTCATTTACACGGGATGCGACAGATGGATTTCTCAGTAATTCAAATGCACGCTTACTAACGACCCCATCCTTCCATCCAATACTATTAGGGTAAGCTTTCCGATATGCATCTGTAGCATTACCCGTTTCCATATAATAATGGCAGAAATTTTCTCTATTTGCTACGAGTTTTTTTCCCATAAAAGTCTTTTCGTCCGAAGAACGTACCGTGCCCCTTTACACGGAAACATTATAATTCAAAGTTACAAAAAATCTGAATAAAAACAAAACTTGCCATTTAATTCATTTTCTTAAAAGTTCTTTATCATGTAAACCATGCTCACAAGCTGTCTTATAAGCTATATTCCGTAGTTCGTTCAAATTAATATTTTCCATAATCATATAAGTTTTAATGCTTCCTGTAAACCTGCTTCAAGTGCGTCTTCGTAGACATCCCATTTACCACCATCATTAGGTCCTTCATAAACAGAACTGGTTATATGAGTTCCATTGTCAGCTTTAGATATTTCGTATCCATAACCACAAGCACAGTTATATACACATATATGAATGTTTTTGGTTTCACGAAGCCACTTTTGGGCAACGGATTGAGTAGGGCAAGAATAAAATAATTTAGGTAAATCCTTACTAGTTCTAAATATGGTTTCCATCATTATACCCTTATGATTAATAATATCTTTGCAATACTCATTGAAATCTTTCTCTTTCAGCAGTTTCGCTGTTTCTAATGTTACAAATTCTTCGGTCATGGTTATTCTCCTTTACACTCTTTACACTCTTCACAATGCAATTTATAAGCATGGGCAAACATCCCTAACGTAACAGGATCAAAGTGAAAATCTGCCTGTTTATCTTCTATGACAACTGAAACACATAATTGGCCGTTGCAAAAGTCAATATATGCCTCACCACCTCCATCCCCTCTAATGGAAAAGGTTTGTGTCTGTACACTATCCATGATTCTCCTCCTTTAGTCTTTTAATTAGGGCATCAGCGCAATTAAGCGAATATTTAGCGACTGCCTCAGAATTAATACCATTCTCGTTTGCTATAACAACTTTAATAATGTCTTTTGCCAATTCGTACCTACGTTGTTCCCAATCAATGTTTTCACTAAAGAAATTAAGTTCTGACACCTTGATATACATGTTTTCCACCAATGCAGTACCATCATCATATAAATCCTTAATCTCTACAATTTCTCCAGTTGCTTTTATTGTTGCTTTCATAATTTATTTCTCTTTAAGATTTACCTCAATTGAATATTTGTCAGTTAGCTCGGTTTTTATTGCCTCCTTACTTAAGGTATATAACATGTTATAGCCTCCTTGATTTTTTATTTCATCGGAAACCATATGTCTAATCCAGTTGTCCAGAGAAACATCATTTCCATAAGTATTATGGAAAACTCGTTTAACCTCCTCTCTAATGATAGGAATCATTATCTCCCTTATATCCTCTTTAGTCAACTTTAGTTCGTTGTGGATATAGTTCTTTACTTCTCTGTATCTATATTTACTCATAATAATTATCCAATAAGTTTACGTTCTTGTTTATTCCTCCTCCGTTATTATACATCCTAATAACACACCTAGATATTTCATTCCAAGTTCGGAAACATGGTACACAATTTGTTTTTCTATATCTAACAATCTTCTATTCGCGTAACCAATAAACACCAACTCTTCCCAATCATCATCAGGATGATTAACAATATACCAGTTACGATAAACCTTGTATCTATTTCTTTTTATTTTACCACGCTCAAACCCTATAGCGTGTTCCATTTTTTCTATCTGTCTTAATGATAATTTTACATCATCCATAACACTAATGTATTAATTCGTCCAATACCTTCTTTACAAGTTCATAGCGTGATAATTGCCAATCTTTCGCAATATCATCTATTTTATCATCATAATGATTGTCATAAACATACTGATTCAAGCTGTCAATAAACCCATCACCGTCAAGACCTTCATCACAATCATCAAACATATCAAGTTCACAGGCTAATTGGGAGCAATCACAGTGACTAACCCAATCATAAACACGATCATCACAAACATTGGTCTGTCTGTTATATTTTTCTCCAATGTGTATTACTTCACCGCAAAAATTGCACCTGTGCTCTTTACGAGCGACAGGAGTTTTATCTCTTAATACTTTTATCATTTTAATTCATTAATTAAAGCATCAGCACAAACAATTGCAAACCGAGCAATGCTTATAGGTATTGTATGTTTCTCTCCTTTCTTGTAATCTGCTTCCGAACTAGCGTAACCAACTATTGTTTTATCACTTAAAATCCCTTGCATGGCAGCTTTCGCCAATTCGTATCTACGCTGTTCCCAGTCGATAGCTGAAAAATCAAGTTCGCATTCCTTGAATACCATGTTATCACATACATATAAATAATCTCTGCTATGTTGAGAGTTGATGTTTAATTGGGGAGTTACATCCACCAAAACCCCTGTTGATTTTACTCTTGCTTTCATATTTAAAATTCTGATTTAATAATAGTACCAAATGAACGATACCTACGCCAAACCATATTTCCACGTTGAATACTAGTAATCCAATCACAAGCCTTAAAAACTTGTCCTACATTATATAGGAATGGTCTTTTTTGAATTTTTCTTTTTATTCTTGCTTTCATATTTAATCGAAATACATTACTTTCTTACCTATACATACCTTGAACCTTGAAAGAGATTCACTATATTGTGTAATATTATTGGGATTATATTTGTTAACAAAACATCCAGTACGTTTATGGTATCTGACACAAGCATTTTCAGGAGATTTAGCCAATATTTCTTTCTCATCGCTAAAACTAAAAAATAAACTATCTCTATATGATACCTTATACCACTTTACTTGGCTTCTTATCTTTTTAAAATACTTTGCTTTCATTATTCCTCCTTTATTTTAAAATGTTCAATCAGTTCGTCTACGGTAGCTTTGTGATAACGCCCTGAAATAATGGTTCATAATCAATTCCTCCTTTTAAAACATTCAACAACTCTTTAGCTCTCTTATAGGTATCAAATCCTTTTACATTCACCCATTCGTATGAAATACATTTGTCTTTTCTGACTTGTACCCAATATATTATTATGGGAATACAACCGTTGCACCCTTCTCCTCGTATGATTCTGTACCTTTCCATATTAGTCCCCTTTCTCCTTAATCCGTTCCAGTACATCCTTGTTGGCTTCTAGTATCTCGTCAAAAGAGGGGATGGGCATCCAATGGGTAATGCCTAATCTTTCTTTATTAACATTTGCTCCAGTTTCCCATTCACCCAAAGATGAAAGCCGGCAAATAAGGAAGCCATAAGCCCCTCTTGTTAGAACCACTGTGTTATTTTCCGGCAACCGTTCCTTAACACTTATCCAAGGAGATTGCCTGGATTGCCATTCTGCACCTTGAACGAAATTCATCTCTCCAAACTTTGCCAAATCTTTACCGATCAAAGTTCTGTCAACTGTCCTGTGATTGAACAGGATATTTTCCCTTGCTGCTTCTTCCAATGTCTGTTTCATATCCTATTCTTTAAAGTTTCTCATGTATTCGCAATCCTCATCACATACACCTTTCTTTGCACAGTGAGGGATATTAGTTCCCCACTCATATTCAAAATTATAACATAGGTTTCTGTATTCTTTCCTTCTTTCCGTAGAACCAAGTGTTCTTGCTGAACTCCATGATTCATAGTCATTGCTAGACGCCTCTTTAAGAACGCATCCATCATCGTTATATAGCTTTCTAACTTCATTCATATTTGTTCCGTTTTGAACCATTTACCTGACACCAGGAGAATGGTAATTATTCGCAATTAAATTCTAATTGCTCTATCAGTTAACTGTTAATCAACTTCCACTAACTCACCGTTTTCCAGTCTATACCATGTATCAGCCTTGACAACCTCACCATCAACTACTACAGCCTTCCAATCGACAATATCATACGTATCTCCTCTTTCCTCAGCTATGACCAAAATTGCACCTATTCCGCCTTTTACCTGAACATTTTTTCCTCTTGCTACTGACAAACCATTAGATCCTGTTGAAGCCTTTCCTCTTGCCGTGGCAGCACCTCCATCACCAGCCGTGGCAGCACCTCTATAACCAGCCGTGGCAGCACCTCTATCACCAGCCGTGGCAGCACCACAATCA